CCAGCCATATTGGCTGTGGTGGTGGCATTTACCACCTACAGGGCAGCAGTTGCCTTATGTAATGCTCAGACGGCAGCCCTTACCGTCAAAGTTGTGGCCTATAGAGTGGCAGAGGTGGCCTCGGCTACAGCTACGAAAGTACATGCGGCGGCTATGGTGGTATTAAGAGCTGCAATGGCAGGAACGGCAACAGTATCGGCGCTATTAACGGCTGTACTAGCTGGCGTAAGAGGTGCTTATATTGCTGTTCGTAGCGGTGCATTAGCTGCAGCGGCGGCGCAGAGGGTTGTTAATCTAGTAATGAAAGCCAACCCTGTAGGCCTGTTAATCTCTGTACTTGTAACATTGGTTACAGTATTTGCTACAGCGGCAGCAGCAGGCAACGGCTTTGGTAGCACTTTAAGCTCAGTATTCTCAACAATCGTTCATACTGCAGTTTGGGGCGTGAATAAGATCATTGAGGCCTTGAACTGGTTAATAGCCAAACTCAATAGCGTAGGTGATAAGGTAGCCAAATTCTTTGGCGGCACGTTCACCGCTATTGCACAGGTTGACACTATCAGCGCAGATACAGCGCAGGATATTGTAAATACTGCTGGAGATATGGCCTCGCAAGTATTTAGCGGCTTATCTGGCGGCGGTGATACTGGTCTCGATGTTGGCGGCGGCGGTGGCGGAGATTACGACACTAGCGGCGGCAAAGGTAAAAAAGGCAAAGGTGGCGGCGGAAAAGGCAGCAAAGGCAAAGACCTCGAAAAAGAGGCTAAGCAGATACACGAAAAGATCTTGCAATCGTACCTTGAAATGCTTGGCAACAAGCAAGAGCTACTCGAATTAGAGTACAAGAAAGAGCTTGATGAGCTTGAAAAATCAAAGGCAGCTAATGCTAACTATCAAAAAGACCTCGAGTTATTGAACGCCGTATATTCTGACAAACGCATTAAGGCTAAACAAGAGGAAATGCAAAAACTGCGAGAAATCGAGAATAATATTCGTGATATGCAGAAAGATCTCGAGTTAAGCCTAGCGGTTAAGGATAGCACAGGGGCGGCCTCGCCTATGGTGCAATTCACTAAAGAATACACCGACGCTATAGACGCAATCGGCGACAAATGGGATAAGTACAGCGATGATTTTGTCAAAATGGACAAAATGCAGCAACAGCATTTCATAGATACCTTGAAAGAGCGAGGTATTAAATTTGAAGAAGTCGAGGACGGACGTATCACATTTGAGCGCCAAAAGACTGAGGAATTGCTCGCAGTTCATCGTGATTATAGCGACAAATACCTAGAATTACAGCGCACAATGGCCGAGGAAAAATGGAACATTGACGAGGCTATGCGCACACAGGACTTTGAGGCGTTGCAGTCGGCACTTGACGCTGAATATGTGGCGACGCAACAAAGCTACGAATTACGCAAGGAGCTTTTAAACGAGTACCAGCAGGCTGTAATGGATAGCCACTGGAACGGACAAGAGGCTATTTGGGAGAGTGCAAGCGCTGGCATTGATAAATTACAAGAGGGCATTTCTGGACTCTTGCAAGGCACAATGAGCATAACGCAGGCTTTCCAAAATATGGGTAAAGCTATCCTTAAAACCATTAGTGATAGTGTAGCTCAATGGATCGCAGCACAAGTAAAGCAAGCTGTACTCGGTAAAATGCTACAGTCGCAACAAACAGCGGCAAGCGTGGCGGCAGCACAGGCTCAATTACCAGCTTGGAGCGCATTGGCTCAACAGGTAAGTATGGCAACATTTGGCGCTAGTGCGGCGGCAGGCATGACAGCATGGAGCAGCAGCACAGCGGCAGGTATAGCACAGGCTGCGGCTCTCGGTGCAGTTGGTAACTTTGGCGGTAGCTTTGGGGCTGCATTCAACGCTAACAGTATGCCAAAACTCGCAGAGGGCGGCCTTGCTTATGGTGCTACATTTGCTCAAATCGGTGAGGGTAAATATGATGAGGCGGTATTGCCTTTATCTGATACCGTATTCGACCGATTAGGCGAGGGTATTAATCGATCTAATAGCGGCATGGGCGCAGGTGGTGGCATTACGCTCAATGTAAGTGCTATCGACGCCGAGAGCTTTGGCTCATTCCTCGAAACACGAGGCGGCAGGGCATTGCGTCAATTCCTTGTAAATCAAGACAGAGAATTTATCGGAGCAGAGGGGACATGGTGATATGGCTGAATTAATGAAATTTCCTACTATCATATCTTTGGCTTGGAAATCTCAGAAAGCTCAAAAATGGGATACCAAGACAAAGACCTCTGGTTCTGGTAAGGTTCGCACTATGACCAACTGGAAATATCCACAATATACCATTTCCACAGAGTTTGAAGTACTAACCCCTGCACAATATAAGGAACTTATGGGCTTTTATTCAAAGACTAAAGGCGGTACAGTTCCATTTTTGTGGTTAGATCCAGAGGATAACCAAGAAAAAGGCATTCAGCTCGGTACTGGTTCAATGGGTTCATGGCAAGCTGTACGAAAGTTCGGCGATTTCCTAGAGCCTGTATATCACGTTGAAAATCTTACATTATACGCTAATGGCTCACCTATTCGAGCTGTTAGCGATAAAGGCGTAATCAAGCTAGCAGCAGGCCAAACAGTTGAGCCGAATGCAGTTATCACCGCCGATTATACCTATTATTGGCTCGTGAGGTTCAGCGGTGATATGACAGCCGAGTATATCTTTACAAATGTATATAAATCTAAATCATTCAAGTTAGTATCAACTCGATAGGGGGCACAATTATGAAAGAGGTAAACGAGGTATTACGAAATCACCTCAACAATGACAAGTATTTCATGAGCTGCGACCTTTACGAGTTGCGCTTGCGCAGCGGCGTTACTTACTACTGGGCTGACAGCGACGCCGACGTATCATACAACGGCCAAATCTATAAGTCAGACGGCCCTATTATCGTAAGGGATAAGATAACAACCAATAGCAGCGTGAGCGTTGATAAAATGACGGTTAGCATATCCACAAATGAACAAGATAAAATAGGCGGTGTTCCTATTATGGCTGTAGCTCATAATGGTGGATTTGACGGCGCTCAAATGACGCTGAAACGAGCTTTCTTTGATGATAACTACACCATTATAGGCGCTGTCGGCTTATTTACTGGCTTATGTGAGGTTAGTCAAGGCGGCGGCCTTACATTAAAACTGAATGTGAAATCAATTGTTCAAAAGCTCAATATTGAATATCCAAATAGGCGGTATTATCCACAGTGCCCATTTAGCGTATATTCAAAAGAGTGCGGCGTTGATATTAAGAAGTTCAGAAAAAGCGGTAAGGTAACAGCCTTAGGCTCTGGCCCTAATTCCATAAGAATTGACATACCATTTACTAATGGCTATTACACAGCAGGCGGCATAGATTGGATCACTGGCCCATTGGCAGGGCAATCTACACAGATATTACAAAGCATTGACGGCGTAATTCTGTATATGAGCGCTCTCGAGGTAAGCCCAAGAGTCGGAGACCAATTCTATATTTACGCTGGCTGCAATAAAACGCCTGCAGAATGCAAGAATAAATTCAATAACTGGAACAGAAACAGGACTACCCCTTATGTTCCACTAAAGGAGAGCATACGATGAGCAATTTAACTACAGGCGAAAGGATAGCTAATGCTGCGATTGAGTGGCTAGGCACGCCTTACGCCAATAATTCAATGGTAAAAGGTGCTGGCGTCGATTGCTCTTATTTATTAGTGGCTGCACTCGTGGATAGTGGCCTTATGAAAGCTGACCGCTTGCAGATAGAAAACTACTCAAATGAGTGGCATTTGCACCATTCTGAGGAGAAATATCTCAAATACGTGCAACAAGTCGCCGATGAAGTGAAAGAGGGCTCTCCGCTTGAAATTGGCGATTTTTTACTATATCAGTATGGCCGATGTATTTCACATGGGGCTATTTATATCGGCAAAGGGCTAGTGATCCATGCTTTCGTTGATTATGGCGTGATTATATCCAAACTCGATGATGTACTTTTTTATGATAAGAAAGGCCGCTCTAGGTTGAGGGCTGTATATAGATATAGAGAGGAGCGTGAATAATGGGCTTTCTATTTACAAGAGGTAAAAACACAACCAGCAGAGCCGATTTAATCGCCGATTTTCAAATCAATACAGCCTCATATGGCGAGGTAGTTCCAGAGATATTGGGTACAACTCGAGTGAGTGGCAATATCATTGATTATGAAGATTTCACGGCTCATGAGCATAAAAGCACTACCAGAACTGGTAAAGGTGGCGGCTCAAAGCATACAAATATTACCTACACCTATACAGTAGCCGCAGCGATTGCCTTATGCGAGGGCCCTATCGCTGGTATTGGCAAGGTATGGCGTGATAAGGAAATATTCCAGTATCCAAACGAGAATATACAGCTTACTTTATTCAATGGTGAGGTAGCCCAAGCGCCTTGGCCTTATATGACGTCAAAACACCCAGAAAAGGCATTGCCTTATAGTGGGTTGGCTTATATGGCTGGTGTGGTAGACCTTGGCGAACGTGGCAGCCTACCTCAATATAATTTCGAGGTATACGGAAAACTCAGAGATACAGGCGACGGCATGGACGTGAACCCAGCGGACTATATCGAGCATGTACTGCAATCAGTTGGGGCCGATGTACAAATCGAGGGCATTGAAAACTTTAGAGCTTACTGTAAGGCAGCTGATATTCTTATCAGTACACCGCCAGAACAAAAGAGCGCTAAGGCTCAACAGATCATTAATGATATAGCCGAGATTACGAATAGCCTTGTATTCTGGAGTACTGACCGCCTAAAAATCGTACCTTTAGCCGATAAGCCAATAGGTACATGGACGCCTGCTAATCAAATTCAATATGACCTCACGGCAGATGATTTTATCGCAGGCACAGACGGCCAGCTTATTTTATACAAGCGCAAAGATACAAGCGAGGCGTTTAATGAGGCTACAGTCGAGTTTATCAATCGTGCCAATGGCTACGAAAAAGAAACAGTATCCTTTGAGGTGGTGGCGGACGTTCAAAGAAACGGCTTAAAGCCAGCCTCTAAGAAAACGGCTCACTACCTATATACAAAGGCTAGGGCGCAATACTACGCCGAACAGCTGGCCATGAAACGGCTGTATTCTAAGACGCAGTACACATTTAGGCTTGATTGGGCTTTCTGTACTTTAGAGGTAGGCGACTTAGTAACACTCACAGATGAGGCTTGTCAACTCAATAAGCAAATTGTTGTAATTACAGCAGTTAATGAGGCAGCCGACGGACAACTTGAATTTACAGCAGAGGGCAAGCCTGCAGGTACGTATGCACCTGCTCGTTATGATGTTCACGAGAACGAGCGCCCTTTTGTTGATTACAACCAAGAGGCGCCGAGCGTCAACGATGTGGCAATATTCCAAACTGTTGGCGATGTAGGCGGCAATCAAGTATTTATTGGCGTCAATGCGCCAGCTGGTTGGGGTGGTTGCTCTGTTTGGCTATCCGACACTGACCAGAATTACAGTCGCATAGGATCCATTAGCCAACAGGCTAGAATGGGCCGTACTCGATTGGCATTCAACGAAACAGCGAACGCCTGCGGGGTTACCCTTAATCAAGGCACGCTCAAAGGTGGCACACACATTGACGCTGAGCGAGCAAATACACTGTGCTGGGTGAATGGTGAGGCGTTCAGTTATGAGGGTGCTAATATGGGGCCTAATAATCAATTTTCATTGAATGGCCTTGTACGTGGTCAATACGGCACTAATGCAATTAGTCATAACGCTGGTGAGCGGTTTATTCGTGTAGATGAGGCGCTTTTCCGCTACCCTTACAGAAAAGAGGATATAGGGAAAACAATATACCTCAAATTCACATCAATGAATATCTTCGGTACGAATGAGCAAGGACTCGACGAAGTGCAGGCTTATCCGTACACTTTGACGCCTTATTTCATACCAGAGGTTACAGACCTCACTCTATATACGAAATACTACGAGATCACTAATCGAGTTAAGTCGTTTGATGTGGTGGCAGAGTTTAATGTACCTCACATCAACAGCCTTGATACAGTCGAAGTATGGTATAGAGAGCCTAGCGGCACATGGAAATATGGCGGCGCAGGTGAGGGGCAAGTCATTATAAGCGGCTGCGAATTAGGCCATACATACGAGGTTAAAGCCATTGTGAAAGATACTCACGGAAACACCTCGCAGGGCGTATCTAAGAACATTACTGTAGAGCTAAAGAGTGAAATTCCGAACAAGCCTCTAGGTTTTTCTATTTCATTCAGCGATATGGCGCATTTTAACTGGCTAGAGGTTAGAAATGCCGATGTCGATTATTACGAATTGAGGCTTGACTTAAACGCTGGACAAAATGACGGCTTAGTTGGCCGCAGCAATAACACCACATACAGCGGAACGCTACGCAATCGGACTGGTAAGGTGTATTTGTATGCTCACAACCCAGCCAAAGGCTATGGAGCACCTGCAGAATTAACCTATAATGTGCCACTACCGAAACAGCCTGCTAATGTCAAAGCAACCGCTAATATTAACGGTATAGGTATTACGTTTGAGGCTATTCCTGCAAACTGTAAAGGCGCTAATGTATACATCGATGATAAAGCATACTTAACAACCACAAACGCTTTATCAATTCCTTTAGAGGCTGGCGTGTACAACGTGAAAGTGGCTTATGTTGATATATTCGGCGAGGGCCCAGCAAGTGAGCCTATGTCTGTAGCCGTAAAAGCTAAAATTGATAAAGAACTACTCGATATGGAAAGCCTAGGCCTATCTAATATGGATAAGGCTATTAATGATCTAAAGGACGAAGTCGGCACAGTCAAGACCAGCGTCAATGGTTTTGAAAACAAGCTCGTTGACCAAGCAAACGCTTTTCAACGTTCTATCACAGATTTAAACAAGCATGTAGACTCTCAAATCACTCAAATTTCAGACGGTATAGAGCTTAAAGTAACCAACGCACTAGGAGCGCTAGACGGCAAGGAACTCATAAGCCGTATTAACTTAACGCCAGCAGGCACACGCATTGACGGCAGGTTATTGCATGTTACTGGGCAAGCGTTATTTGATAACAATATCATTACAAAGGGTATGCTACAGGCTGGCTCGGTTACTGCCGATAAAATGCAGGTGGATAGCCTAAGCACAATCACAGCGAACATAGGCGACTTAAAGGGCGGCACCATTACTGGTACCGTAATCAAAAACGCCTCAAATACGTTCAGCGTTGACGAAAACGGCAATATCCGAGGGGCTAATATTACTGGCTCTAGGATAGACGCTAACAGTGTATATGCTAATGGCGTACCTCTAAAAAACACGAACTTCATGAGCTTACATGTTGTAAGTGGCCAAAAAATCAACTTGCCAGCAGGTTATAGTTATGACCGATGTTTGTACTATTTAACGAATGTTAGATTATTTACAGATTTTGCCTATAAAATCACTGGACGTTATTTCAATGATGATGATATGAACAGGGTTCATGACTTCAATAATCGCTATTCAATGTACTGGAATGGCAAGCCAGGCGGTGGCAGAATAGACGACCTCGAGGGCGGATATTGGCTACACGGCGATCCGTTGCAAAATCGTGTATTCTTTCCAAATGGCGATGCACCAGCAGGCGGAACATTCTCATTCGGCCGAGGATATGCGAAGAATAATGCAGCTAGTCAAAGTAATGACGGCCGCTGGTATAGAGGCTGTGGCATAACAAAAGAAGGCTATTTCTATTTCTTTTATAATAGTGGCCGATTTGGCTATTATGGCGAGGCCGATTTATTGATAATTTCATTCTGGTAAGGGGGCATTTAGTGGACTGGGTAAAACGACAAAATGAAATCTTACACATAGGCTCTGATTGGCGGCGAGCATACACGCTCGCCACTGATTTGGATATTTCAAATGGTCAAGCCGTGTGCAAGATTAGAACTGGACAAGGTAAATTGTTATGTGAGGCTGAAACGGTAATACAGGATAAGACTGTATACGTTACCATTCCAAGCGCTGAAACGCTGAAAATCGATAAAGCCTACACCAAGGGCGAATACGACGTATTCCTTACAGTAGGAACTAACGTATTTAAACTGATCATGGGTGATATAGCATTCATTCGTGATGTATCAATGCATTAATTAAAAGGAGAAATAATTATGCCAAACGAACTTCAAAAAATCTTAGTTGAGTTAGCAGACAAACCTTTAAATATTAATTTGGGATTAGGCGATAAACCTATAAACCTTAATCTCACTATGCCGGGCATTAAAGGCGACAATGGACAGGACGGCCACAATGGCGCTGACGGTTTAAGCGCTTACGACATCGCACAATTAGAGGGCTTTAGAGGTACTCGTCAAGAGTGGCTGGAGTCTCTCAAAGCTAAAGTAGAAGTGAATAATGCTCTTACGGCGTTAAAGCGTAAGAATATTTATCTTCCTAATGCGCAGCTCGATACTGTATTAACTAAGCTCGTTGAATTAATGGGCAACAGCATTGATATGCCTGTTAAACCTCTTGAATTTGATAAACCTTTAAAAGGACAATTTTATATCAATGTATATGGCACACCTCATTTTAAAGTTGCTTTACGTGGTAAAGGCGTAGAAAACGGCATAAGCCTCGGAGACGACGGCAACGGCCGATTAAATTTAGATAGCCCATTTATGGCTGATGATATTGAACTCGAATATTTCAACCTTTTAGATGAGTCTATCGGCACATATCGTGTGACTGGCTATAACGATGTAAAAACCGAACTAGGGCCTAACGATTTCTCTGATAATACTATTACAGAGATTGATTTTCCAGAGGTTACAACGGTAAAAGACAATACATTTAATTCCTTATGGAAATTAGAAAGAGTAAATCTTCCTAAAGCTAAAAGAATCGGTAATACGGCATTTTCTTCTAGTAGCCTTTCATATGTAAATATACCTCTATTCTCCCTAACAGATACAACATTGTTTGATGATTTCTTACCGTCTAAGCCATTAACAATTATTGTAAATGAAAGCTCAAATGTAACGGCCCTCATCACGCTTTCTAACTCAAATCAAACAACAATATACAATCAAGATAGCTCAAAGCGTTTTGATAAAACATCTAAAACTTGGGTTAATGTCTAGTAGATTTTTGTATTCAATGTAAGGGGAATAAATGCAAGAATTAACAAATTTCATGAGCGAAGCATGGCGAACTCTTACAGAGTCATTTGCCATGAAAGCCTTACTCGCAGTAATAGCAGAGGTCGGCATATATATGCTAGGGCTTAAACACGTGCAAGTACTAGGGATATTCATTATACTGGTGTTCCTAGACCTTATCACTAAATGGGCCTCTATTAGCTATCAGATGTTACTAGATTTAGGGGCCAGCCCAGACAATATAAGCGGCTTTGATAAATATATCGCTATTCCTGCCGCTTGGGGTAAGGGCTTAATCAGTTCAAAGCATATGAGAAAGCCGTTTGTAACAAAAGTATTAACTTACTGTCTAGCTACTGCTGCAGCATGGTGCTTTGACTTCATGGCTGGGAGCTACGCTTTTGCGGTTAATCTGGTATGGCTATATCTTGGCTCGGTTGAGTTCCTTTCCATTCTCGAGAATATGCGAGACGGTGGAAATAGTACAGTAACAGGGCTATTGGATATAGTACATTCAAAAATTGATATGATTTTAAAGAAATAATAATGTATAAGCTGCATTCGATAGGGTGCAGCCTTTTATAATTGGGGGTAAAAACTATGAAAATCGGTACATATTTTGATGATTATGAGTTCTCTTGCAGTTGCCATCGTCATGAGATTGATGAGAACGGACATAATAAATTGGACCATCTCATCGACAAAAGATTGGTCGACTTGCTTGATAGAATTCGTGAACGCTTGGGCGTTCCTATTACCGTTAATAGTGGCTATCGCTGCCCAGAGCATAATGCCGAGGTTGGTGGCGTTCCTAATTCCTATCATACACAAGGTGTAGCGGCGGACATCACCTATGACGGAATAGATGTTGATTACCTCGCTCAAATCGCCGAGGAATGTGGTGCCGACGGCATAGGTAAATATTATTATCAAGACTTCGTTCATGTTGACGTGCGAGGTTATGAGGCTCGCTGGAGTGATATGGACTAAATAGGGGGTTATCCATGTATGAGAAAATTAAAATATACCTCGAAACGCTTAAATCTAAGGTTACTATTAAGCACCTTATTATTAGTGCTTTGTGTGTGCTTTTCCTCTATGGCATTGGCAGCCTCACAAGTGGATATTTCGCAGCCAGAGCCAACTATCACCGTGCCATTGAGCGATTGGAACAAACTCAAAGGGCACTTGATGAAAGCCGACGCCTCAATCGAGAACTCAACAAAATCATTGGAACAAGCCGACAGCTTAACCATGACGCAGGAGAGCGAATTAACAGAATTGAAGGCTATCAACAGCGAGAGAACTCAAGCATTGAGCGAATTGAAAGCAATCAACGAGAAACAGGGGCAAGAGTTAGAGAGAGCCTCGAGCAAAATCACAGAGCAAGAGGAGAGATTAAATCTAGCCTCGAGCTCATTAGACGAATTGAGGAACGAAATCAAGAACAATAGAAGAACCGAGCAGCGCTTACGGCGTCAACGTGATACATGGGCCGCAGGTGGTGTGATTGGTTTTCTAATTGGCGCCGCTGGTGCCATTCGATGAAATCGAGGTGATCCATTATCTCCCTACTATGTGAGGGTGGACACATAGCTCTGTGTTATTGATGATTGGTAAATAAAATAGGCCTACTATATTAAATATATACATTTAATGTAGTGGGCCTTTATTTTTTTTGCAAAAATTCAAAAAAGTACTTGCATTCTATTTGATTATATGTTATCATATAATCAAAGGTAAGGGAATTACACTTACTGAATGATAAAACGAAAGGACATCACACACCATGAAAATTTTAATGACAGAAGATTTCACAGCAACATTACAAGATAATCAAAAGGATTTCTTGAAACTTATGTTTGACGGCGCACTAAGCGCAGCTCATTCGGCCGCTGCACAATATCGAGTATACCGAGATGAATTTAATAAACTTGATTTTGTGGCCAACATGAAAGCAGCGTTTGATTATCAAAATCTTGGTGGCTTTGAGTCAAATCCGCTACTTGATGATTTAACCGAGATGTATTCAAATATCATGAATACAGCAGCTGACAGATAATAAAATATGGCCCCTATTACAGGGGCCAACAAAATAATATATTACATATTCAAGAGAGGTGTTATTATGAGCAGCAAAAACCAATGGGGCGGCGCTCGCAAAGGAGCTGGGGCGCCTGTTACAGTAGGCGAAGAGGGGCGCCGTAAACCTAGAGCCATACAAATGAATAACGATGAATACGCAGCACTCAAAACAGCAGCTGAAAAAGCAGGAATGAGCATATCTGAGTATGCTCGCAAAAAAATTTTTGAAGATCTATAA